CTATATTGATATTCCAATCTGCTCACATGTTGGCACAGGAAATCAACAATACCGTTGCTTTCCTCAATGTGCATGCCTGCTATGCCAATCACATTCTTAGGACTGATATTTAAACTTTCTCTCCCGTGATCGTCAACAGTTACCAATGATCGTTGTTTTTCAAAGGCTGCTAGCTCGTTGGCAAATCGTTCTGGATAACGCTTAAAATAAGCTTCGTTCCAAATTCTGAATGCTCTGTTACCGTTGACTGTTTTAAGTGGCCTCAGCATATTTTTATATGCGTCACTGAGATCGTTCCATGCAGAAACCAAATCCGAAACACAGGTGTCGCCGCCGGCTGCAGGGGTTGTAACTGAATACAGTGCAGTATAACATTCATGACCCCTGTTGTAGTTGACCCCATCTTGGTGCCAATACCCTGTGCCTTGTGTATCCAAGTAATACATACCACCATTGGGTAAACCGGGGTCATGTTGCACTACTTTAATAGCACGATCATATTGCTTGCCGTAGGCCTGCGCAGGATCAGCATGTGTGCTGTTGCCTCCGGCGCTGACATTGCCAACTTGATTAAGCCAGTTTTGAAAATCAGCAATTTCATCAAACTGTGCATGTTCAATGACCACTGCTCTGTGTTCTCTAATTAGACTTTGCAAACTAGATAGATCAGGAATAGCAGGTATCTTGACACCAAAGTTGTGATGTAATTTTTGCATAAAGTCAGCAAATAAATGAATTGGTGGACACAATTTTTGAGGCTGGCCCGTTAGTAGATCACTACCACCTGTTACATTGCATGATTGTACTATTGCTTGCCCAAGGATTTACCGCGGTACCTTGTGACTCATACTGGATAATGTAACTTATCCGCTGCTCTTGGTCCGAGTGGTGGGATTCGAACTCACGACCCTCTGCTCCCAAAGCAGATGCGCTAACCAGACTGCGCTACACTCGGATTAAACTTTTTTATCTATGTTATTTCCTAGATCATTGGGCGTTACTTGACCTGTTTTACCGTAAAGATATTGTTCAGATTCTATGTATTGCTTGCCTGTTGTAGGATCTTCTATAGATCTATATACTGTTTTGCGATATTGATCACGAACAATATCCCAAAGATTTTGTACAGAAGTAACTATCATTTTAATTTGGTACCTGGTGACGGGATCGAACCGCCGACCTTCTCCTTGTAAGGGAGACACTCTACCGCTGAGTTAACCAGGCAATACATGGAGCGGGGTAGGAGAATCGAACTCCTCGCTTTAGCTTGGAAGGCTAAGGTATTACCACTATACGAACCCCGCAATATTTTTAAAATACATTAGACGACATTTCGACTCTGATTGTCTGGTGTGGGACCTAATGTACTTTAAAAATTACATACTACTTATCTCATTGTACTCCGTATGTAAGGGAGAGTTTGGTGCCCAGGGTGGGACTCGAACCCACAAAATTTGGCTTCTAAGACCAACACGTATACCAATTCCATCACCTGGGCAAAATTTCTAACAGTCTCTATTATATATGCTATTTGTTTTTATGTCAATTATTTTTGTTGTGTCTGTGATGGTAAATTTACCAATTAATAAAATTATTGTAAAACTACAGTGTATTATAAGTCTTCGTCAGACACAACAAAAATAATTGGCATACCCCCAAGGATTCGAACCTTGACCAGCGGTTTTGGAGACCGATATGCTGCCATTACACTAGGGATACATTATTACTTGGAGCGCCTGGAGAGATTTGAACTCCCGACAGCTGGTTTCGAAGACCAGAACTCTTCCACTGAGCTACAGACGCAGATACTTGGTGGTAACGGTGAGATTCGAACTCACACCGGGCAGCGTATGAAGCTGTTGCACAACCATTATGCTACGTTACCATATAGAAACACACTACCTTGGCACTACCCGGCCAAGCCCACCCGTGGAACCTTTGATCAACTCCGGCCTAAGTGTGTTTTTATATGGTAGGGGCACAGGGAATCGAACCCTGATAGACCGGTTAAAAGCCGGATATTCTAGCCGTTGAATTATACCCCCATATGGTCCCAGTGCTGAGATTCGAACTCAGTTCTCTCGGCTTAAGAGGCCGGACTTCACCGTCAAAGTTTCTCTGGGATGATTCGTAATAGATTGTCTTTTACGTGCCATCCCTGACCATACGGGGGTCAAAGATGACACTAACGTTTAGCACGTTTCATGTCGTTCTCCTTTTAAAAATTTTTTTTCACTCGTCCAATGCGAGCCGATTTGTCCCAGTTGTATTTTATACCATCTGGACAGAGTCCGTTTTTCACAGAATCAACTCCAAACATGCCCACAACCTCAAATCCGTCGGCAGATTTGATTGTTACAAACTGGTCAAGTGCCTTGGCTTTTTCCATTGCACTGTCCAGTGACGAGCACACTGCAACAGAGCAGCCGTCTTTGGTAAACACCTGATATGTCACACTGTTTTTCCTTTTAAATCGAATTATATCACTTTTGTAATTTTATGTCAATTGGTACCACCTGAGAGATTCGAACTCCCTACCCCTGCGTTCGTAGCACAGTGCTCTGATCCAAATGAGCTAAGGCGGCATGAATTTTTTGGTGCTCTAGTACAGAATCGAACTGTCGATTAGTCCTTACCATGGACTCGTTATGCCACTTAACTACAAGAGCAGTTGTTTGGAGCGGGTAGCGAGAATCGAACTCGCAAATAATCCTTGGCAAGGATTCAGGTTACCTTTACATCATACCCGCATTGTTGTTTGGCTCCGAGTGTGGGGATCGAACCCACCTAACCACTGATTAACAGTCAGGTCCCTGCACCTTGCTTGGATTTCTCGGAATAAATTTGGTGCAACCTGTTGGAATCGAACCAACTTCAACGGCTCTTCAGACCGCCGCTATGACCACATCAGCTAAAGTTGCATGGTTCCCTGTCGAGGTAACGATCCTCGGTCGCTCGATTATCAGTCGAGTGCTCTACCTTTGAGCTAACGGGGAAAAATTTGTTGGCAGAGGTAACTGGATTCGAACCAGTGATCACGATTTCAAAGACCGTTGCTTTAGGCCAGACTAAGCTATACCCCAACAAAAACTTGGCGATGCGTGGGAGAATCGAACTCCCGTCTCTGGATAGACAATCCAGGATAATGACCATTATATGAACGCACCACTAAAACTTGGTACTCGATAGGGGAGTCGAACCCCTCTTCTTAGGTTGAAAACCTAATGTCCTAACCGATAGACGAACCGAGTACAAACTTGGTGGACCGTAAGAGAATCGAACTCTTACCTGAGACGTGCAAAGCCCCCGTGCTCCCATTATCACTAACAGCCCATTGAATTTTGGCGGAAAGCAGAGGAGTCGAACCCCATCCCTGTTAAGAGAACCTGGTTTTCAAGGCCAGTCGCAGGACCAACCCCGCTGCATTACTTTCCATGTATTGTAAAGTACAATAGTGCTTGTCACCCCGGTCAGTGAGGTCGCCACAGCGGATCAAGTCCACCGGCCATTATATTCGTCTATTGCACTTTAGAATACCCTGTATCACTACAGGATATGCAAGGGTCTAGCCCTTGCCAGGAGTCTTACTCGGGACGTTACCGCCATCCCATTCATGTATCCTGTCCGCCCGTTTGCTAGATGTTTTAAGTGCCTAGCCAGGTCCTCGTTACCTGTATATGTTCACACTTTTATGCCTGAAGTTCTTTGCTGTCGACCTGTTTGGGTTTACTTGCAACATGGCCCGAACGATCCGATTTACGTTTGATCAATTCATTGAACTGTTCAGTTGTAAGTGTATGTTCGGTTATCCATTTTACTTCTCGCATTTTCTTTTTAATATCAATTTTCATTTATGTATTGTTAAAACAAAAAACCCTAGGGTTTTTAATCCTAGGGTCCTTTTGAAGTTTGTGTAGATTAGATTCTTGGAATCTTCTCTCCTTCTCGGGACCCTGGTCTAATTTCGGGCGTATAGCCATTACTTTTATTAGACCATGAGGCTGGCTGCTGAGCAGACATCTCAGTTCTAAAGCAGCGATCTAACAAAGTAAAAATGTTTTTCATGATATTTTATTTATATCTTTCTAAAATTTCTTGCTTAAAAAGCGGTTTTTTGGTGCGCCCGGAGGGACTCGAACCCCCAGTCAATGGATTATGAGTCCACTGCTTTAACCATTAAGCTACAAGCGCAATATGGTTATTGTACACAAACAGCGAATTATTGTCAAGTCTCAAAAACTTAATTTTGGTTCACTGCCTGTTGGACTACAAACGCAATGTGGCTATTGTACGAGAACCTTGAAATATTGTCAAGCGTCAAAAGCCAATTTTTGGCATAATTTCTTGCTCAGGGGCAATGATGCTTGGCATTTCGACTTTCAACGTTCCAATTTCATATGCATTGTCAACATAGCGTGTGGCACCTGTGTTTGCATCAAAAAACAAGATGCCGTCAAATCCAGCCACACTCTGATAGTTATCGTAACTGAGAACGCCCCACGCAGGTCTCAACATTTCAATGCTGTCAGTGGCCAGCATCTTAGCAAATCTTGCGTTGTCACCCGGATCAGTGAATTTGAATAGATTGTCAACAATGATCTTAGATAGCTGTTGTCTAACTTTGGGATCCAGACTTTCACGTATAGATACCCAACCATCTAAGCTGATTGCTCGGCCAACCGGTACACCCGCTTTTTCAAATGCATCGCGTATGGCACCAATGGCGTATTTTGCTTTGCGTGGATCGTGCAATCTGCCCCAGCTTTTAATTTTACCCTTGACTTCAACTGCAACTTTATCCATGATAATCAAGTCGCCGCCGCCTCTGCTGGTACCAGCAAATTTGATCAACGGACTAAACGCAGCCAACGCAATTTCGCCCGGGCCCACTCCCATGCTGACCAGTGTGGAACTGGCAGTTAAAAAAACTCTTTTTGCAAAATTGTTTCCAGTGAAATATGTATCTAAGCTGCCTTGGGACGACAACAGTGCACGGACATTGATGTACCCTTTGTCAAATCCGTTTATGAAATCATTCTTTTCTTGATACGAACCTTTGGTAGCATTGATGATCGCAGCCAGTTTGTCTTTGACTGCGATTGCATCATCGTTTTGGCTCAACGCAGCCGAAACACGTTGATCAAAATCTCCAGCGCCCAGTGCCTGATAAACACGATCCAGTGTGTCTCTGTCAGACTTTTGCACCATGCCAATGATTTCTTTTTTCAGTTGGGTATCACTGGTGCTGGCATTGTATTCTGTTAACGTAATTTCGCGAAGTTTCATAATTTTTACCTATCTTGTGTTATTTATGTTTTTAGCGGTTTTGTGACAAGCAACATAAATACTAGTAGAAACACTAATAGTAGTTTCACTAATAAGGAAAGTATCACAAATGCTTAAATTTTTTCAAGAACTTTTACAAAAGTTCAATGAACAAAAATCGTACACACATCGTTTAGAAACATATGTAGCCAGTAAACACCCAACCACTGCGGCCGAAGTAGATTATTGGATTCGTGAATTTGATCGAAAGGACAGTTACTATGCTTAAATTTTTTAAATTCATCTACGACTCTATGTGCTATTCAGCAGAACAAAGAGCAAAACAATATATCAAAAAACAAACCTGGTATATGTAACAAAAGGAGCACAAGCTCCTTTTATTTTCTTTCTATGTCTTCTTCAATACAGTTACTGCCGTATTGAATTTCAATTAACTTGAGAGGACTGTTTGTTTCATTGCACAATTGATGCCACTCCCGGGTCTCAATGAATGTATGCTCGTGAATTTCAAGTTGACACTTGATTTCCTGATCCGTACTGGATTCTTCTAAGGTGTACACTGTTGCTGTGCCTTCAGCCACAAACCAAAATTCCTGTCTATCACTGTGCCTTTGCATGCTTAAACAAGTTTTAGGAGCAACTGTAAGCTCTTTGAGTTTGGTCTGCGATCCAACTTCGTGTAACACTCTATAGTAGCCCCAAGACCGTTCAGTTTTGGGCTTTTTCCAATCTTCCAATATCCACGAGCTAGAGTTCTTTTTGTCTTCTCCACCTACCCCAAATACAAATGTAACATTTGAATCGGCTACATCCATTTCAGGAATATTCTCTTGAGTACGATCTCCACCATTGGCAAATATAATTTCTGCGTCAGGATATTTTATTCTTGTTCTTGTAATAGCATCTTTACTGGAGCCATCGCTGTCGTCGTAGACAATTACTTCATCCACGATACGCAATGAACTGATCAATGTAAAACGCTCGCTCATTGGCATAAACGGCTTGCCTTTTTTACGGGCAAGCCATGCATCCGAATTGAGTCCTACTATTAGTTTGTCACCTAGGTTCTTTGCTGCATGAAAGTACGCTAGGTGTCCGCTGTGAACTGGGTCAAACCCGCCGGTAACAATAACAATTTTCATACTCGTACTTATAATGTTACGTCTTCCATGCCTGCAGTTCTGAGTCTGCTGACATGTCCTAGCATGAAGTTTTTACTTTCAATGCCTTTCATTAGGCCTAACCATTTGTTGCGGATAAGTGCTACTTCGTTAATGATGGTTTCAAAATCAATCACTTCGTCTTCACCGTCAACATACTTTTCAGCATCTCTGCTGCTTAGTGCTCTATTGTAATTTTCTAAATACTTTTGAAAATGTTTTTTACGAATTTTACGTAATTGTATGTTAAGGTAATTTAATACCGCTTCAATTTCTTGAAGCTGGTTAAATCGATGTTCGGTAATACCCGGCAATGCTGCAATATTTTTTTCAAGGTGGCCTTTGACACCACAGTCAAACTTTGCTTCCAACAGCTCGTTTTCAAAATATTCAATAAATGCCGGAATATTTCCTAAGTCTTGGACTACACGATTATACCACATTATTCCTCATCATAATCTTCGTACTCATCATCCATTTCACCTGCGTACTCTTGTAGACTTCGTTTGGTGTATTGATCGGTACTACCAAATTCTTTGATGCTGTTGTCATCAAGCATGTCTACTAGAATACTCATTAGGTTATCGCTTGCTTCTTGGCGATCCTTTTGAGAAATGTACTGCTTAAGAGTACTATAGGTTTCAATAAGAACATCAACGTCAATCGTCATTTGTTTCACTTTCAGTTTGTTGAACAGTTGTATTGTGGGAATGTGGATGTTTAATATAATCTGCCATTACTTTGTCTAGACTACCATCCTCATTGCGTTCCCACGCTTTACGGAATTGTTTGATAACAGTACCGTCTGCTAGAGTGTATTTAAGACTGTTACCTTCTTTTTGTAGCAGTGTTTTGCCTTCAAACATGTCTACCAGTCCGCTGTAGGGGTTCATGCCTGTTTCGTAAGGAATCTTAACTTGCACACTTTCAAAAGGTTTGGCATAGCGTGTCTTCATGATCTTACATGCGGCACGGATACCTTTGACTTCTGAAATCTTGTTGCCATCTTCGTCTTCTTTGAGCTTGAGTTTTTTCATTGCAACTACAATACTCGAAGCATAGATAAAACCTTGTCCACCGCTGATTTTGTCATCAGGATCAAACATGTCTTGACTTGCATATGTGTGATTGGTAACTACCATGCCAATGTTTAGATCTCCAAACATGTTTACACAGTTACGAACCAATGCAGCCAGTGCCTTGGGTTTACGACCCATGTCGCCTTTGAGGTCACCTGCTTCAAATTGATTAA